AGAAACAAGATATTAATCTTGATGAAGTTAGAACTCAGACTATTGATGAAGCTAAAGCTGAATTTAAAAGAAACTCAAAAGAGATTATAGATTTAGCAGCTAGACACAATAAAAGAGATTTAGCTGATAAAGCAATTAGTGATGGTATCTCTGTTGAAGAATTTAGAGGTGTGTTATTAGAAAATATTTCTAACAATACTCCTTTAGAAACTCCTTCAGAAATCGGCATGACTAAAGAAGAAGTAAGAGAGTTTAGTCTAGTAAAAGCAATTAGAGCTATGGCTAATCCTTCTGACAGAAGAGCACAGCAAGATGCAGCATTTGAATTTGAATGTTCTGCTGAAGCTGCTAGACAGTATGGTAAAGATGCTCAAGGCATCATGCTACCTGCTGAAGTCCTAAGAACTTGGGGCAAAAGAGACATCAACTCATCTGATGATTCAACTTTAATAGCTGAAGATTACAGAGGTAATGACTTTATTGATGTACTAAGAAACGAATCTTCAGTAATGCAAGCTGGAGCAACAATGCTTAGAGGATTACAAGGAAATGTTGTAATACCTAAGAAAACTGCTGCTTCATCTGCTGGCTGGATAGCTACAGAAGGTAGTGCTGCTGCTGAAAGTGAATTTACTTCAGGTTCAGTAACAATGAGTCCTAAAGTAATTGGTGCTTTCACTGATGCAACAAGACTTTTACTACAACAATCATCATTAGATGTTGAGAACTTAATCAGAGATGACCTAACAAAATCTATAGCTACTGCTATTGATTTAGGTGCTTTAGCTGGTTCAGGTTCAAGTGGTCAGCCAACAGGTATTGCTAGTACTTCAGGTATTAACACTACAACTTTTGCTGCTGCTAACCCAACTTGGGCTGAAATAGTAGCTATGGAAAGTGCTGTTGCTAATGACAATGCTTTAACTGGTTCTTTAGCTTACATCTGTAGACCTGCTGATTTTGGTACTTTAAAAACAACTGAAAAGGCTACTGGCACTGCTCAGTTTGTTGTTTCTCCTGACAATAGCATGAATGGCTATAACGTTGTCAGAAGTAACCAAGTAACAAGTGGTGATTTCTACTTTGGTAATTTTGCAGACCTATTAATTGGTATGTATGGTGGACTAGATATTACTGTTGACCCTTATGCATTATCAACTTCAGGTGGAGTAAGAATTGTTGCTCTACAAACTGTTGATGTTGCTGTAAGACATGCAGTATCTTTCTGTAAATCATCTGACTAATTAGCTGATGCTTAAATGGAATGGGGGTAGTAATACCCCCAACTTAAATATGAAAAAATATAAAATCTTAATAGACACAATGGCTGGCGGTTCTAAAGTACATGCTGGTGATATAGTTGAACTACCTGAGCATGAAGGTCATGCTTTATGTGGTTATGGCAAAGCTGAATTTCATACAGCTAAACCTAAAGCAAAAAAAGAAGATAGAAGCGTAGGTTTAGAAACTTCAAAAGTAAAAGCTCCTAAGACTAGAGCTAAAAAATAAATCATGCCTTTAGAGAGTGCATTAGATTTTAACGCCTATGTTGATACAACAACAGGTCATGGTGTTACTGCTACTTTCTTTGAAGTCCAACAATCTTTATGGGATGATTTCCCATTAATAGATACCCTCTTTGATATTGATTCAGGATTCTCTAAGAATATTAATATCATTATTGACCAAGAATATTTCAATATAGAAGGTGGAACAGTGCCTGTTGCTGGTTATCAACCAAGAGCAATAGTCAAAGCATCTGATGTACCCTACATTTCACAACAAGATAAATTAAGAGTTGATGCAATAACAACTGATAAGGGTAATGTTTTAAAACCTGTAACTACATTCGTTGTTAAAACAGTAGAGCCTGATAATACAGGGTTAGTTTCTTTGGTATTAGAGGAAGAATAATGTCTCAATTTAGATTAGAAACTGAATTAGATATGGCTGGATATTTAGATATTAATTTTGGTCATGGTGTTTCTGCTGTTTATACAAATAGTGGAACTTCTACAACAATTAATGTAATCCTAAATAATGAATATGTAGAACAAGAAGAAGGCATTGGTGTAGAAGCATTAAAACCAATAGCCTATTGCAGAACTATAGATGTTCCTAATATTGCATTTGGCAATACCTTAGATGTATCTGCAATAAAAGATACAAATGGTAATATACTCAAAGCAGCACAAAATTATACTGTTGTTAATATACAATCAGATAGAACAGGTTTTAGTGCATTAATGTTAGAGGAAGTGTAATGGCAAATCATATAAGACAACAAATAAGAGAAAAGTTTGGTACTACTTTAACTGGTTTAACTACAACTGGTTCAAGAGTCTATGAGTCTAGGGTTTATCCATTAGAAACAGTACCAGCATTGGTTATCTACACTAAGTCAGAAACATCTGAGCCTATAGTAATAGGTACTGATAGAGTTATGAGTAGAGAATTATCAGTAGTAGTAGAAGGATATGCAAAAGCTACTAGTGACTTTGATGATACTATTGATACAATATCAAAAGAAGTTGAAGAAGCGATAGCAGCAGATAGAACTTTAGATGGATTAGCTAAAGACTGTTATTTAGAATCAACTGAAATAGAGTTTAATGGTGAAGGTGAGAAACCACTAGGATATGTGAGTTTAACCTTTTTAACTAATTACTATGTCAAGGAAACTAATCCTGATGTAGCAGTATAGGAGACAAATTATGAAAATGATTAGTCCTGATGGTAAAGTTTCTATAAAAGCTCATCCTTCTAAGGTTGAGTCTTTATTGAATATGGGTTGGAAAGAGGAAGCAGTCCATTCGAAAGATAAAATTAAATCTTCTTCTAAGAAAAAGTCGAAAGACGAGGTAGAAAATGGCAACACATAAAGGAAGTGAAGGTACTGTTAAAGTCGGTACTAATGCTGTAGCTGAAATTAGGTCTTATTCAATCGAGGAATCTGCTGATACTTTAGAAGATACTTCAATGGGTGATTCTGCTAGAACATATAAATCATCATTGACTTCTTTCTCAGGAAGTTTAGATGTATTTTGGGATGAGACTGATACTTCAGGTCAAGGTGCTTTAACTATTGGCTCAGAAGTAACACTAAATGTTTATCCTGAAGGTGCTGATAGTGGAGATACTTATTACACTGGTTCAGCTATTGTTACTGGAGTTTCAAGAAGTGCATCATTTGATGGATTGGTTGAAGCTAGTATTTCAGTGCAAGGCAATGGTGCTTTAACATCAGCAACAGTATAAGAAGATGTCAGCAATAGATAACGCAAAGAAGCATTTTGCAGAGCAAGATGTAAAAGTAATCGAAGTGCCTGAGTGGGGTGAAGATGATAAAGCCTTAAAAATATACAGTAAGCCATTAACGTTAGCTGAAACTTCTAAGCTCTATAAAATGAGTAAAGAAGATGATTTAACAATGATGGCTTATGTTCTTATTTACAAAGCACTAGATGAAAACGGAGATAAACTTTTTGATTTGGCAGATAAAAATGCTTTATTAAATAATGTTGATAGAGAGATATTAGTAGGCGTTGCTACACAAATTATGGGTCAAGAACCCATTGAGGAAACGAAAAAAAACTAATAGAGGATGCTAATTTATATGTGCAATATGCACTAGCTGAAAAACTTGGAAAAACCTTAGAGGAACTCCAACAAATTAGTGTCCATGAATATCAAGGATGGATAGCTTACTTAGAGTTAGCTGAAGAGAAAAGAAACAATGGCAAATAAGAAAGTAAAATTTACATTAACAGCAGTAGATAAGACTAAAGCAGCTTTTGATAAAGTAACTAAAGGTCTTAAAGGTGTTGGTAGTGTTGCTGGTGGTGTAACTAAGGGAGTTGTTAAAGTTGGTTTAGCTGCTACTGGTGCTGCAACTGCTTTAGCTGCATTAGTTAAAGTAAATGTAGACTTTATGGATAAACTTGGTAAAACAGCTAACAAGCTAGGTATTGAGGTTGAGTTCTTACAAGCTATGAGGTTTGCTGCTGAGCAAACTGGTGTAAAAGTAGAAGCTCTTGATATGGGTCTGCAAAGATTTATAAGAAGAGCTGCTGAAGCTGCTAAAGGTACTGGCGAATCCAAAAGAGCATTTGAACAATTAGGCATTCAACTAAAAGATAATGATGGCAACTTAAGAGATGTCAGAGATATTTTATTTGATGTTGCTGATGGTTTAGAAAACACAAAAGATTCAGGTGAAAGGGTTAGATTAGCTTTTAAATTCTTTGACTCTGAAGGTGTGTCTTTAGTATCAACCCTAAAAGAAGGTGCTGATGGATTAAGAGCGTTTGAACAACAAGCAGAAAATCTTGGGATTATAATAAGTAAACAAAGTATAGCTAAAGCTGAAATGTTTGCTGATTCTTTAAATGTTCTTAAAAAACAATTTACTGCATTAACTGCTAACATAAGTGCAGCATTTATTCCTATTTTAGAAGATGTAGCAACAACATTATCAACAATGCTTACCGATATGAAGGATGATGAAACTCCTGAAAATTTTGGTAAAAATTTAGCAATAAATATTTTAGAAGCATTTAAAAATATAACCCTTGGTATAAATAAATTTTTTAATGACATAAAAAAAGAATTTTTACTTTTAGCTGATACAGCAGTTGGTAGAAAGATATTTGGTGACTTTCTTAGTGAATCAGAAAAAGCACAACTTGAAGTAATTAGATTAAATAGAGAAATAGAAGCAATACAAAAAAATGGTTTCATTCAAAAAGGTTTTGGAACTATGGAAATATTTGCAGCAGATACATTTCAAGCATTAGCAGAGGTTTCAAGATTAAATAAAGAAATAGCTAAAATAGACCAAAATATATTACCTGATGAAAGTGGGCAAAAAATAATAACAGCTTTTGATAAAATCATTGCCAAAGTAAGAGATTATAAATTAGAACTTAAAGGTGATGATACTGGAGATGATGTAACAGGTGGAATGTCTGAAAAAGTTGCTGCATTTAAAGATGGCTTAGGTGCTACTGAAGATGCAATATCTAATTTAGCTATCAATACAACTAAAAAGTTCGAAGATACTTTGGTTGAAGGTTTAAAGAATGGAAAACTTGCTTTTAAAGATTTTGCAGATTATGCAATTGAACAAATCATAAGAATAGCTTTACAAGAAGCAATACTGAAACCATTTACAGGTGGAGTAGAATCATTCTTTAAAGGAATATTTGGCAAAAAGGCTCTTGGTGGCTCAGTAAATGCAGGTAAACCATATATGGTTGGTGAGTCAGGTAGAGAGTTATTTATACCAAATCAAGCAGGTCAAATAGTAAGCAACCAAGATTTAAAACAAATGGGAACAGCTCAAGCTGCACCTACAGTCAACTTCAATATATCAACAGTAGATGCTGCTGGATTTGACCAGTTACTAGCATCAAGAAAAGGATTAATAACATCAATCATAAACAATGCCATGAATAATCAAGGCAAAATGGGAGTTGTATAATGTCAGGACAATTTCCAACATCTCCTAATTTTAGAAGTTTAAATTTTAAAGATAATAGACCTACATTAATTAATCAGACTTTATCAGGTAAAAAACAAGTCAGACAAATAGGTGCTCAGTATTTTTCTTTTACAGTTGCAATGCCACCTTTACAACAAGAAAAGGCTCAAGAAGTATTTGCATTTTTACAAAAACAAAAAGGTTATTTTGAAAACTTTACTATAGTTGCACCACTAGATAACTTAGGTGCAGGCAAGTCAGAAACAGATATTCAAGTGGTTGGAGCACATGTATCAGGAGATGCTTCTATAGCCTTAGATGGCTTTACAGCCAATCAAACAGGTGCTCTAAAAGCTGGAGATTTAATTAAGTTTGCAAATCATAGTAAAGTTTATATGGTTCAATCAGATATTGATTCTGATGGTAGTGGAGCATTAACTCTTCTTATATCACCTAATCTAGTAGCATCTCTAGCAGATAATGAAGCTGTTACTGTAAACAAACCAAGTTTTACTGTTTATCTTGAATCTGATGAGATTATTCGTTCAGAAACTATTGGTGGTTTTAGCAGTATTTCATTTGATGTTAGAGAGGTTATAACCTAATGCCTAGAAGTCTATCTACTGATTTACAAACTCAAGTATCATCAACAGCAACTAAAACAGCTTTTCTAGTTGAGCTTAATTTATCAACTACTATCAGATTAACTGATTGGTATTCTAATGTAACTTATGACTCTAATAGCTATGAAGCTGGTGGTTCTTTTTTAACAGTTGATTCAACAACTGAAACAGGTCAGCTACAAGTTAATGAAATTAATTTGGGTTTTTCAAATATCACAGATGATGTTAGGTCTTTAGTTCAAGATGGTGAATTTACAGATAAAATAGTAGATATTTATATTGCTTATTTTAACGAAGACGAAACCATAGTAGGTGCAATAAACTATTTCACTGGTCAAATAAGAAATGTATCTATTGCAGAAAGTATTGATAACTCTGCACTATCTATGACTGTTGCAAGTCATTGGTCAAATTGGAATTTAACTAAAGGCAGACATTATTCAGACGAATCACAACAAACATTCAGTTCAGGTGATAAAGGCATGGAATTTGCAACTCAGGTTAAAGAAGATGTTAGGTGGGGTATGTAATGCTTGATAAGATATTTCAATTTTTTCAATGGGCAAAAGGTGTTTATGAGGGTAGTAAAGCTCTACAGGCAATTTATACAACCTTTCAAATAGTTACTGCTCTTGTTGGTGTAAAAGGATATTTACAAGCAAGACAGATGATGGCTCAAGGTCAAGATATATTGGCTAACAAAACTGCTGCTGGGGGCAAGATACCTGTTGTATATGGTCTAAGAAGAGTAGGAGCCCAAATAATTTATATGGATGTATCAGGTAATGATTCAAGGGATTTATATGTAGTCTATGCTTTATCGGTTGGTGAATGTGATGAAATACTAGGTAGGACTATTGAGCTTGATGGTAACCCTTTAACTGATTCAGCAAGATTTAGAGATGGTGGTTATATAGGTTCAGATAAAATATCTTCAGGTTCAGGTTCATTAAATACAGTTTCACAAAATGGTACTGATAGCTTGGATGTTGGTGGTGGTGGTTTTGGAACAAATCCTGCTGCAAAATATAGATATGTTATGAATCTACATCATGGAGCTGCATCACAAACAGCAGACCCAATGCTTGTTGCATCTATGCCTAACTGGACTTCATCACATAGATTAGATGGTGTTTGTTATATAGCTGCTCATTATGGTTATGATAGAGAGGGTATGTGGTCAGGGGTGCCACAATTAACAGTTCAGGTTAGAGGTAAAAAAGTATTTGACCCAAGAGATTCAGGTCAAACATTTGGAACTCCATCTACTTATGAATTTTCTGATAATCCAGCTTTATGTTTTCTTGACCTAATCTCAAATAATGAATATGGCAAAGGTTTAATAGAATCACAAATCAATATGTCTACATTTACTTCTGCTGCTAATGTTTGTGATACAGAGGTTGACCAGCCTTATTTTAATGGTTCAGCACAATCACTTACTTGGAGTGCAAATAGTGGTGATAACTTTTTTACTATTGCAGGAGTAGATGCTAATGATGTTTGGTGGCAAAATAAAATAGGGGAGCTATTAGATTTATTTGATGCTAATGGTAATGGTGTTATAGATGGTGATGAAATTATTGATGTGCAAAGAAATCAATTCTTTGATTCTAATGAAGAATATATTGTTTATATAAATAGCACTTTTAGTAGTACCTATTCTTCTCAAGCTGGCTCTTCGTTATTAAAAGTTAAAAGATTTCATTGCAATGGATATTTGAATACAAATAAAAATGTGATGGATAACGCTAAAGAGCTTCTTGCTAATATGAGAGGTATCTTTCTTTATATAGATGGTAAATATGAATTATCAATAGAAGATACAGGCTCATCTACATTTAGCATTAATGACAATCATATTATTGCCGATGCTGGCATATCAGTTGATTATGGAAATAAAGACAAAAAAGCAAATAAAGTTATTGTTGAGTTCTTCAATGCTAATAAAAAATATGAATTAGATACAGCTACAGTTTTACATGATGCAAGTCCTGAATATTATTCAGATGATGGTGATGAGATATTAGAAATTAAAGCTGAGTTCCCTTATATAAGTGACCCTTACATAGCTTATAACATGGGTAAGGCAATCTTAACTAGAAGTAGAAATCAGACCACCATGCAGTTCTTAGGAACTCCTGAGATGTATAAGTTAAATGTAGGAGACATAGTAGATTTAACTTATGCAGGCTTAGGATTCTCAGGTAAAGTTTGTAGAGTTGAAGCATTAGAATTACAACCAAATGGATTAGTTGCAGTCAGCTTAATAGAATACTTTGATGTTTATACATGGGAAGTACCACCTCAAGAACCAGTAGAAGAACTAGCTAACTTACCTTCTGCTTATGCAGTAAAAGCTCCAACAGGATTATCATTTACTGATACTGATTCTAGTTCTACAGGTAGACCATTCTTATCTTGGAATGAGCCAACAGATTTTCCTAATTATCAATATAGAGTTAATGTTGTTGATAGTTCTAGCAATCAAGTTAAAAACACTATTGTTGATGTAGAGAATTGTGATTTAAACTTTTTACCAGTTGACGCTAACTATGTTGCAAGTGTTAGCTCATTAAATACATTAGGCTCAGAATCATCTCCAGCTACTTTAACTTTTACTATTGGTGATGCTCCTACTAAAACACCTGATATAAAGAATGATGCAATTACTACTGTAAAAATATTAGATGGAAATGTTACTGATGCAAAGATAAATTCTATAACAGCAAATAAAATTACAGCAGGAACTATAGATGCTAGTCAAATAACAGTTACTAACTTAAACGCAACTAACATTACTTCAGGTACTTTAGCTACAGCTAGACTTAATGTTTCAGATATTATTTCTACAGGAAGCATAATTGTTAATGGAGACAATATATCTGATTTAACTAATGATTCTGCTTTTATTAATGGTGGTCAAGTCAATACTAATGTTACTGCAATAAGTGGTGGAGTTATTACTACTGGAACTGTTAATACAGCTAGACTTAATGTTTCAGATATTATTTCTACAGGAAGTATTATAGTAAGTGGAGATAATGTATCTGACCTTACAAATAATTCAGGATATGTTGATGCAACAGGAGCAGCTTCAGCAGCACCAGTCCAATCAGTTGCAGGAGCTACAGGAGCAGTATCAGCTTCAACTATTATTACTGCTGGTAATATTGTTGTTCAAGGAGACAATATTTCTGATTTGACTAATGATTCTTCTTTTATTAATGGCGGTCAAGTTAATACAAATGTTACTTCTATATCAGGTGGTGTAATTACTACTGGAACTATTAATGGTTCAGTTGTTAATGTTACTAATATAAATGCAGATAATGTTTCTACAGGAACTTTAAATGCAAATAGAATACAAATAGATGATGTAACTATTGATACTGATGGAAGTGGTAATCTAATTATTAAATCAGGTGGAGTAGATACAAATCAATTAGCAGATGCTTCGGTTAATAACGATAAGATTGATAGCATATCAGCAACTAAGATAACAGCAGACCAATTAGATTCAGCAAGAGTTAATGTTGATACTTTGAATGTTAAATATTTTGCAAATACAACCCCACAAATATATTCACAAACAGGTGGTGCAGTACCATTAACTAAAAAAGGTTTTTTCTATAGTGCAACATCAGCATTTGGAACAGCTTATCCTTTTACAAAAGGTAATATAACAATATCTCAAGTTAGGAATGATGCACAATATATATGTATTTTGTATGGTGTTTTGGGTGATGTTGAGAATGTAAGAGTGCAATATAGTTATAATAATTCTACATGGTTGAATGTTCCAAATGGTGCAACATTTACATGGCAGGCTGGTACCTTTAGACCTTATACTTATACCTATTATGGAACCGTATCAGGACTTTCTAGTTCACAATCAAATATTTATTTTAGAGTTTATTTTTTTGGTGATTACAATCATACTTCATTAGGTTTAACAGTTTTACTAGATAACATGGGTTAATTATGAATAGTTATACAATTTATAAAACAGAAACAGGTGAAATTATTGGAACAACAACATCTGATATAACTATAGATGAGGTTTCTTTAAATGATGATGAATCAGTGATAGAGGGAAATTATTGTGGCTTAGAATATGAAATTAAAAATAACGAAGCTGTAGCAAGAACAAAACCAATAACAGATTTAATTAGACAAATGAGAAATGATTTATTGTTTGCATCAGACTGGACTCAAGTAAATGACTGTCCTTTACCTGATTCTAAGAAACAAGAATGGGCAACATATAGACAGGAATTAAGAGACTTACCATCTTTATATCAGTCAGCTAATAATATTGCTGATGTGATATTTCCAAGTATCCCTGAATGATTTAAGATATATAAAATAGGATTTTATTATGGCACAACACGATTACAACATAGCAAACCAATCAGGTGCAGACTTTAGAGCAGATTTAAACAATGCTCTTTTAGCTATTGCAACTGTTAATAGTGGCTCAACAGAACCATCAACCACATTTGCTCATCAATTATGGGTAGATACATCTAGCAGTGTATTAAAGATTAGAAACGCTGCTGATAATGCTTGGGTTACTACAGGTGTTAGCATTACTGCATCTAATACATTTACTGGCAATTTAACAGGAAATGTTACTGGTAACTTAACAGGTAATGTTACAGGTAATGTTACTGGAGACTTAACAGGTAATGCTGATTCTGCTGATACTCTAAGTACAGCAAGAACTATATCTTTATCAGGAGATGTTGTAGGTTCAGCTTCTTTTGATGGTAGTGCCAACATAGATATAGATACAGTAGTTCAGATTAATTCAATTACTTTAGGAACTGATACAACTGGTGATTATGTTGAATCTATGTCAGGCGGAACTGGTGTAACAGTAACAGGTGGAACTGGTGAAGGTTCTACTCCTAGTATTGCTATAGGACAAGCTGTAGCAACTAGTGATAATGTTACTTTTAATATAATTACAGCTACTGAAGAATTTATTGGTGATATTGATGGTGCTGTTAGATTTACAGCTAAAACTGATGAAGCATTATCTAAAGGTGATGTTGTTTACGTGTCAGGTGTTTCAGGAAATACAACTACAGTAGGTAAAGCAAAAGCTGATGATGCTTCTAAGATGCCTGCATTTGGTATGGCGATAGAAGATGCTAATGCTAATAACAATCTGCAAATAGTTACTTTTGGTAATTTAACATCTATTGATACTTCTAATGAATCAGTAGGTGAAATACTTTATGTATCTACAACAGCAGGTGAATATACAACTACAGCTCCAGGTGGAGAATCAGCACAAATACAAAACATAGGTAAGGTATTAAGAAGCCATCAAAACAATGGCTCTATCAAAGTAGGTGGTGCTGGAAGAAGCAACGCTACTCCTAACTTAGATAATGGGAAGATATTTATAGGTAATGGTTCTAATCAATCAACTACTTCAACGCTCGATACTTCTATAGTTGTTGAAAATACTAATCTTTACTATACAACTGCTAGAGTAAATTCTGCATTTGATACTAGGTTAGGCACTAAAGATACAGGTGACTTATCTGAAGGTAGCAATTTATATTACACAACAGCTAGGGTTAATACTGATTTTGATACTAGATTAGCTACTAAAGATACAGGTGACTTAACTGAAGGTTCTAATCTTTACTATACAGATGCAAGAGTAAATTCTGCATTTGATACTAGATTAGCTACTAAAGATACTGATGATGTTGCAGAAGGTACTACTAATTTATATTACACATCATCAAGAGCAAATACAGATTTTGATACTAGACTTGCAACCAAGTCTACAACTGATTTAGCAGAAGGCACTAACCTATATTACACAACAGCTAGATTTGATTCAGCTTTCACATCTAAAGATACAGATGATTTAAGTGAAGGGTCAACTAATTTATATTACACACAATCAAGATTTAATTCTGCATTTGGTAATAAAACAACTGCTGATTTAACAGAAAACACTAATTTATACTATACAGATACAAGAGCTAACTCAGCTATTGATGCAAGAGTAACTAAAGCATTTGTTGATGCTCTTGGAATACAAGCTACTAGTGTTGCTGCTGATTCAGTTGCATTAGGAACTGATACTACAGGTAATTATGTTTCAACAATAACAGGAACTGCTAATAAGATTACAGTGTCAGGAAGTGGTAGTGAGTCTGCAAACATAACTCTATCACTACCTGATGATGTACAGATTGCATCTGATTTAACAGTAGCAGGTAATCTTACTGTTAATGGAACTCTTACATCTCTTGATACAACGAATCTTGATATAGAAGATAACTTATTCCAACTTAATGCAGGATTAACAGGTAGTCCTGTAAATGATTCAGGTATGTTAATTAATAGAGGTACTGCTGATAATGGTATCTTTATGTGGGATGAATCTGTTGATAAGTTTACATTAGGATTAACAACAGCAGATGGTAGTGCTACAGGCAATATTACTCTTAATTCACTTGGTACTTTAGTTGCTAATTTAGAGGGTAATGTTACTGGTGCAGTTACAGGAACTGTATCTAGTTTGTCTAACCATGATACTGATGATTTAACAGAAGGCAGTAACCTTTATTATACGCAAGCAAGATTTGATTCTGCTTTAGCTGCTAAGTCTACAAGCAATTTATCAGAAGGAACTAATCTTTACTATACAGATGCTAGATTTGATACAAGACTAGCAAGCAAAGATACTGATGATGTATCTGAAGGCACTAGCAATCTTTACTATACTTCTGCAAGATTTGATTCTGCATTTGGTGGCAAGTCTACAAGTGATTTATCAGAAGGCTCAAACCTTTATTACACTGATGCAAGAGTACAAGCTATTTCTATTAATAATGTTGTAGAAGATACAACTCCTCAGCTTGGTGGGGATTTAGACTTAAACTCAAGCGATATAACAGGTACAGGTGATATTAATATTACAGGTACAGCCACAATGGATGGCTTGACTGTTGATGGTAGTGGTGGTCGTCAGTACATTAATACTGGACACTTGAGATTATCTGACGATTACAACCTAGAGTGGGGTGGTGGTACAAACGCAATTTCAGGTTCAAATGCTAATAACTCTATTTTGTTTAAAACAAACAATGAAACAGCTATAACTATTGATAGCAGTCAACGTGTTGGAATTAATACAAGCTCAATGTCTGCACCATTAGAAGTAAGATGTGATTCAAATAACAGAGGTATATCTATAGTTGAACAAGGTGTTGGTACTGAAACTTGGAAGCTAGGTGTTAATACTGATGGTGATTTAATATTCTTAGATTCTCTTGATACAACTGCATCTGTTACTTTCCAAGATGGAACAGGCAA